TCAGATTTATAAGAATTTAGTTCAAATAGGAATTCCATTTAGATTAGAAATGAATTGTGAGGAAAATAAAAGATGGCAAGCGTAGTAGATATAGCAAATAGTGCATTAAACTTATTAGGTGCAAGCACAATTTCCGCATTAACAGATGACAGTAAGAATGCGAGACTTTGTAATCAAAGGTATGAGCCAGTAAGAAATAGAGTTTTTAGATCACATGCTTGGAATTGTTTAACTAAAAGAGTTCAGTTAGCTCAAGACACAACGGCTCCAATTGTCGAATATTCTTATGCTTATACTTTGCCTAGTGATTGTTTAAGAGTTTTAAAAATACACACTGGCGTTACTGACAGTATCGCAAGCGATATAGATTATAAAGTTGAAGGCAGAAAAGTTAAAACAAACGAAGGCACAGTTTATTTAGTTTATGTTGCTTTAGTAACTGATCCGAATGAATACGATGTTTATTTACAAGAAGCTATTTCTCATCAATTAGCAGCTGATATTGCCTACGCTGTAACAAACAATGCAACGCTTGCAAATAATTATATGGAGCGTGCAGATGAAAGATTAAGAGAAGCAAGATTTATTGATGCGACTGAAAATTCATTAGGCATAATTGAAAGCAACGAATTTACTGATGCTAGATTGTAATGGTTAAATCAGCTTTTGATCCAAGATTATTAGAAAAATATTCTGAGCCAAAATCATTACTCCATTTTCAATGGGGAGATGACACTAGAGTTTATCGATATGCTTTAGTGGATATTATTAATGAACATGAAATTGATGCTACATCTAAATGTAAAAAAGATGAGCAAGGTTTAACACAACAAGAAATTTTTAAAAAAATATGCCTAGAACAACATTAGCTTTAACATCTTTTGTATCTGGAGAATTTTCTGCCAAGATGGATGGTAGAAGTGATTTTGATAAATATTCATCAGGCACAAAAACTTTAGAAAATTTTTTAATTCATCCTCAAGGTGCTGCCACTAGAAGAGTTGGCACACAATTTATTGCAGAGGTTAAAGATAGTACAAAAAAAACTAGATTAATACCTTTTGAATTTTCTACAACACAAACTTATATTTTAGAATTTGGCGATCAGTATATTAGATTTTATAAAGATAAAGGACAGATCTTATCTGGTGGATCTGCTTATGAAATTTCTACACCTTATTTAGAAGCAGAATTATTTGATATTAAGTTCGCTCAGTCTGCGGATGTTATGTATATCGTTCATCCAAATCATGAGACTAATAAACTTAGTAGAACTGGACATACATCTTGGACTTTAAATGAAGTTGTTTTTACTGATGGACCTTATTTAGCTCCTAACACAACAGCTATAACTTTAACACCTTCTGCAACAAGTGGATCTGGAATTACTATTACGGCATCGACTAATGCTTTTGTTTCAACAGATGTAAATCGTTTAGTAAGTTTTTCAAACGGCTATGCCAGAATAACTGCTTTTAATTCTGCAACAAATGTAACAGCAGATGTTGAAGATGATTTTGACAATACAACAGCTACTACTGATTGGAAGCTTGGAGCTTTTTCAGACACAACTGGTCATCCATCTTGCGTTTCGTTTTTTGAACAACGATTAGTTTTTGCTGGCACAATTTCTGAGCCACAAACTTTATATTTTTCTAAGGCTGGCGATTACGAAAATATGACAGCTGGTACTAATGCTGATGATGCTATGGTTTATACTATTGCATCTAATCAGGTTAACGCCATTCGTTATATGAAAGCTGTAAGAACTTTAGTTGTTGGAACAACTGGAGGCGAATTTACAGTATCGGCAGATGGTACAGATGCAGCAGTAACTCCAACAAATGTAACTATTAAAAGACAAAGTTCATTTGGTGCAGCTAATGTTGATGCTATTCCAGCTGGTAACGCAATTTTATTTCTACAAAAAGCAAAAAGAAAAATAAGAGAGTTGCAATATAATTTTGACAGTGATGGCTATCAAGCCGCTGACTTAACTATACTTAACGATACAGTTACAAAGTCTGGAATTAATGAAATGGTTTTTCAACAAGAGCCGGATAGCATTATTTGGTGTGTTAGAGACGATGGAGTTTTAGCTGGTTTAACTTACCAACGATCAGAAAATGTTGTTGCTTGGCATAGACATATTTTTGGTGGATCTTTTGGATCAGGAAATGCTGTATGTGAAACAGCAGCAACTATCTCAGGCACTTTAACTGAAGATGAATTATGGGTTATTGTTAAAAGAACAATTAACTCAACAACTAAAAGATATATTGAATGTTTTTCAAATTTTGATTTTGATGAAACAGACGCAACTGATTTTAAATTTTTAGATAGCCACCTATCCTACTCTGGAGCTTCAACAACTACTTTATCTGGTTTATCACATTTAGAAGGTCAAACAGTTTCGATACTTGCTGATGGATCAGTGCATGCTAATAAAACTGTAAGCTCAGGATCTATCACATTAGATCGAGCAGTTACTAAAGCGTGTGTTGGCTTACCTTATAACAGTGTTTTACAAACAATGAGAATTGAAGGTGGAGCTGCTGAAGGCACATCGCAAGGTAAAACAAAAAGAATTTCAAAAGTTGTTTTAAGATTATTTGAAACAGTTGGTGTTAAAGTTGGACCAAGCTTAACAGATTTAGAAACAGTTCCATTTAGAACAACATCAAGTGCTTTATCTTCTCCAGTAGATACTTTGTTAGCTGGCGATAGAGAAATAGAATTTAGAGACGATTATAACTCAGACGGATTTATTTTTGTAAAACAAGATCAACCTCTTCCATGTTCGATCTTAGCAATTTATCCAACTTTAGTTACATCGGATGGTTAATTTTAAAATAGTTCCTTACGAAAGAGATCATGGAGACGAAATGGTTACTTTCGGTATGAACGATAAATTAATGGAACACGATGCAAGCTATGAAGAGAATAGGATTGATTTTGCACTACCTGGTTTATCATTTAGCTTATTGGCTAACGATCAGCTTGTTTGTAGTGGCGGCATTTTTCCTTTGTGGGATGGCGTGGCTGAAGGCTGGGTTATGGCAAGCAAAAGAATATTTGATTACAAAATTAAATCAGCTTCGCTCATTAAAAGAAGATTAAATTTACTTTGTAAGAATAACAAAATCGTAAGACTACAAACTTCAGTTAAATCTAATTTCGATACTGGCGTTAGATTTGCTGAGTGGTTAGGTTTAAAAAAAGAAGGTCTGATGGTGCACTACGGACCAGACGGATCAGATTATTTTAGGATGGCAAAAATTTATGAGTTTCATAGGTAATATAGCAGCAGCACAATCAGCAAAAGCTATTGGTAAATACAATGCAGCTGTTGCAACACAACAAGCAAATTATTTAAAAGCACAAGCTGAAGTACAAAAGACAGTTTATAATCAAATTGAAAGACCAAGATTTCTTGATCAACAAAAACAAGCTTATTCTAGTTTCTTTGTAAGTTTATTAAATAGTGGTGCTGAGTTTAGACCTGGCGATACAACTTTTTTAACAGCCATTAAAAATAAACAACTTCAATCATTTGATTTAGCTTTAGCCGATTACAATCAGAAAGTTGCAGTTAACGATACGATTAATCAATCGTTATTAATGCAAGGCAAAGCTCAAGGAGAATTATTTAAAGGCAAACTTACTGCTAATACTGAATACGCTAAAGCAGCTGGCAGTTTATTAAGTATGGGTTATCAAAGTAAACAAGCTGGAAGATTGGTAATTGTATAATGGCTAAGTTTGAAATTTTTAATAGTACTTCTAAAATAAATCAAAGCTCAACGCCAAACTCATCGGCATTAGCTTTACCTTTTTCTTTAGCAACACAACAAGGCGAAGCCATTAATAGTGTTGTTAAATCTATCGCAGATATTCAAAAGGATATGTATGCGATTGAAGATCAGAATAAATACAATGAAGCTTTACCAAATATAAATTTAGAAATTCAAAAAAAATATTCTAAATACGAAAAAAGTTTAGATACAAACGCTCCTAATAAATTAATTAAAGATTTACAACCATCTAACTTTAAAAGTTTTTTTGAAGGTCAAAGCAATAATGTTCAAGCAAAACTTAAAAGTCATATTGCTGAACGAGCTGCTTTATTAGTTCCAAAATTAAATGGAGTAGTTGTTCAAAATAATTTAGATAAATTTACAGTAGGTATTGGCGATGCTTTTGATAATGCGATTGCTTTAATGGTTAGTAATGACCTGGAGGAGATTGCTGCTGGTACTGCTACTTTTGAAACTTTAAAAAACAATAAAGCTTATCCTGGTTATATTGGCGAAAAAGAATGGAAGGAATTAGTTGATAAGAAAACATCTTTAAAAAATAAATTATTACTTAATAAAGATTTAACTATTAATCCTAAGAGCGTTAAAGAAAACCAAGAAAGATTAAAAGAATTAGTTGGTACATCAGCTGCTGAGCAATATGTAAAAGAAGCTAATGCTAAATTAGCAAGTAGAAGAGAAGCAGCAGAAAGAAAAGAAAGATTAATTGAATTAAGAGATCAAGAAACACAGATAGGTGCTTTTTCTGAATTGTTAGTTCGTATTGATAATTTTCAAAAAAATAAATCAGATCCTAACGCTGTTAATGAAATGCCTACGATTGAAGAGCTTTATGAAATGAATGATTTAGGCATCATTAATGAAGCGATGTTTATCAAGCTGACTGATTTTATGACAGAAGAGCAGCAAGATGGAATGTCATCTGATGAAATGTATTTATCAATCGTTTCTCAAATTGGTGCAGCCAAAACTATTGAAACATTAGACAACATTAAAAAATCATATCTGTTAGATAATTCAATTTTAAAAGAATTAGCCATAGAGGATGTTTCAGCTTTCAATGCAATTATTGATAAAGCTAAAAACGATTTTGAAGCACATAGAGATTACAAGTTTTATTTAAAAACTATTCAAGAAAATATACAAAATGTTTCTGTTGTATCTGGCAGAAGAGGCAAATTAATTGCTCAAGGTATTGCCAACCAAGAACAACAAATAATTAAAAGTTATACTAAAAAAGTTATGGATGGCATGAGACCAGAGTTTGCCTACCTAAGCGTTTTAGAAGAAGATTTTAATAACGAAAATATTCCAACTTTAGATACAGTTTCTTTTCCTAAAAGAGTTTCTGATTGGGGTAAAGCTTTAACAGACGCAGACTTTTTTGAAAAAGCTTCTCAAGAAGTTTTAGATAAATTTGCAAATTCTAATAAATCTAACTTTGATGCAAAACAATTAATTAATGATTTAGATGAAATTAAATTTGCTAAAGATTTATTTGAAATCAGATTGCGTGTAGCTCCTGGCGATCAAACAGCTAAATATTTATCTGCAACAAGTACAAGTATCAAATTAAATAATAAAGATAACTTACAATACGATCCAACAGAAAAATAATATGAGTGATATTTTAGATAATATTTATTTACCTGATTTTGAAAAAAGAAAAATTAGAGAAAGCGAGCCTTATCAATTATTAAAAGAAAATAATATCGATCCATCATCTTTAGAAGGTTATTACGATACTGAAGCAAAAAAACATGCAACACCTATTGAGTTTACTGAATTAAATTCAATTAACGATAAAGAAGAATGGTTATCGAAGCATGTAAATAAAGAAGTTTATAAAGAATACTTTTCTAATATTGGAGACTTTCTTGTTGAAACTGGAAAAGACACAGCATTAAGTTTAGCAACAGCAGTTGTTAATGGTGCTGATGTAGCAGTTAATATGATGCCTTTAATGGTAAAAGCATTAGATAAATTTCCTTTACCTGGATCAGCTCCAGGCACATTAAGCACTGAGACTGAAGATAAGTTGATGCAAACAGCTACGACTATCTCAAACAATTTAGATGGAGTTAGAAATTATTTAAACGATTTTAAAAAAGACGATAACTTTGTTTCACAAATGATCGGTATCGCATCTCAAGATATGCTCTACTCTATTCCGATTTATAATAAACTTAGAGCAATCGGTATGCCAAAATATCCAGCGTTCTTTTTATCTGGTGGTATTGGTGGAGCAATTGGAATTGAGAAAAAAGTATTAGGTGGCGAAAGCACATTTGTTCATCACTTTTTTGAAAAAGATTTAGTCGAGTTAAAAAACTTAGTCGGTATCTTACCAAATACGCCTTACGATAAAATTGCAGATGAAGCGATCCAAGCTTTAGAGTATGGAGTTTTTTCTGCTGCTTTACCTGGCATCATAGACGCTTTGAAGTTTATGAAAAAGAATATTCCAGCTTTTGCTTCGACAGCAGTTGGCACAACAGCTTTAACAATTGGTAACGAAGCTGAGGCTAATCCTTTAAAAGCAATTGCTAATGCAGTTACTAAAGTTCCAGTTTTTAAATCAGCTGTGGTTGACGCTGCAACAAAACTTCCTAAAGGATCTGGCGAACAAATATTTAATACTATTAAGAATACTCCAGGTGTTAAAGAGAGTGAGCTTAAATGGATTGGCTTAGAAGATTTTTTAAAAGACAAAAAGCAAGTTACGCAACAAGAAGTGTTAGATTTTATTGAACAAAATAAAATTGATGTAACTGAAGTAATGTTTCCAAAAAAAGGAGCATTTTTTGGTCTTTATGACGATATGTTACAAACTGTAGAACAAAATAAAATTAAATTTATAAATTCTCGTAAAGATTTAAAAGGTGGAGATCAAAGAATAGATTTTGATAATATTTTTGTATCAACAAAAACTCTTGACAATAATCCAATACAAAATGAAAGAATTACTTTTAATTCTTTTAGTAATTCTCCAAATGGAAGAATAATAAGAAGTTTTGAAGATCCAAATACATACGAAATTGATGTAGATGCAATAAAAAAAAATTATCAATCAGACGAAAAAGGTTATGTCGATTTTTATATAGTTGACGATATTTTAACTAGAAGTAAAAAAGCTATTAGTAAAAGTGATTTTGAAAATCCTGAAATTAATACAATTGTTAAAACAGCTACAAAACAAGAGCCAGTTGGTCCTAAATACGAATTAGATTATATAAATCAAATGAGTTTTGATGAGCTTGAAAAGTATTCTTTAGAAAGCCAATTAAGAACTATAAATGAATTAAGATCTTCACAACTAGGAACTACCAGATACGATAGATATACGGAATATGGAGGTACAGATTATAAAGAGTTAATTTTAAAAATGAGACAAATAGCAAAAGATGGTGGTGGGAAAGCTATTCCAGTAGAAACTAAAATTACAAAGTCTGCCAATTTAGATGAATATGATATTAGCGAAAGTCCACATTTTAACGAGCCAAATGAAATTGCTCATGTAAGATTTAAAACAAGATATGGCGAAGGTTTAGATGATGGTAAGAAAATTTTATCTATTGAAGAAATACAATCAGATTTAGTACAGCAAGTTAAAAAAAATAATAAAGAACTTATAGAAATAGCTAAAGATACAGCTGATGAAGATTTGTTAGACAATGTAATTCAAGATTTTCCATTTAAAAATAATTGGTACGAGTTAACGCTAAAAAGATTAATTAGATATGCTGCTGACAATGGTTTTGATGCAATTTCAATTCCTAAAAGTAAAATAGTTAAAGATAGATATAATTTAGCTTATTACATTGATGAATTACAAATTGGTTCTTTTGATCCAGAAAGAAAGTTTATTGGTCTTGAAGGTTATGAGTTTAGTGATACTCGAAAAAAATTAACTTTGTCTGACAATATGACCTTTGAAGAAGCAGAAAAACAATTTGGTAAAGAATTGTTTGATAGAATTATTGAAAAAGCTAAAACTTTAAAACAAATTGATTATGATAATGGTAATAATTTAGTTTCATTAAATAGACAACTTTCTTTTGGTGCTGAAGGCAAAACTAATCTTTATGATAAATCTATTCCAAGTTTTCTTAAAAAGTATGGCAAAAAATGGAATGCAAAAGTTTATGATGATGAAATTGCTACAAGAGAAATATTTGTAGATAATAAGATTGATCAATATCAAAAAATGCCAGTTACCATTATGGAAATTACTCCAGAAATGAAGCAAGGTGTTCAGTCTAATTCGCAACCTTTATTTGAATTATTTGGAACAGTAGGATT